TAAATGCAGGGTTGAGGTGATTAAGAACTACTGACCAAAGATTATCAAATAACGGTGGACAATTATCATGCAGAGTAACTTCTGGTATTTGGCGTAAATAATCTTCTTCAGGGTTAGGGTCAAAACCTAAATACTCTTCTATGTGTTTTATTTCATCCATCATCATTTCACAAAATTCTGGAGTGAATAATGGCATGGTAAAAACATCAGGTAAAACTTCCGTAACATACTGTTCTAAGGTTGTTTTTAGATCTTTTTGACCTTCATGTATTTCATATTCTTCAAAATCTTTTTCAGCGTCTTGGGTTAAAGCTAGTGTAGTTTTATCAATCATCCACTCAGATTGAATTCCTAGCAATGTATTTCTTAACCTGTACGGCATGATATTTTTTATTTCAGACATTGATTATAACCCTGACCTAAAAGTTAGGTTGACTCTTTCTTTAGCAAACTCTAAATCAGATACAGCATGCGTAGAATACATTTGATCTTCTCCGTCAAACATAATAACGTCACCGTGTTCTAAAAGGTAGTGAGTTTCTTTTATTAAAAAGTTTTCACTAAGATGGTAAGGATCTTTAATTGATATTTCACTAGTGTTAGAGTGTTTTTTGATTGGGTTTTCGTAAGTACGGTGTACAAAAATTCTGGGACCACCAAAAGAAATAGAAACTACNATATCATCTACGGTAGGTACTGTGTCTGAGTGATGAGGTATACCTTTGCCGTCTTTACCATAATACCCACAAAGACAAAAATTAAACTCAACAGGTTCTAAAAAATACATGGCAGCTACATCTTCAGCTGCAGTTTTGATTAACTCTACGCTAGTAGTCCACGGTTCAGGTTCATATAGCTTACCAGCATAGTTAAAGCTAGTACTACCAAAGCCACGTGAAGGTCTACCTTTAACCATAGCACCATCAAACAACCGCTCCCTAGGAGCGTCCCACTTATCTATTTTATGCTCAAAGTCTTTAAATAAACCCTTACAATAAAATAGACCTGTTCTTTTAGATTTCATCGTCGTCGAAATCATCGCCCTCTATAATAGTACCCATCGGTAAAACTCCACCAGTGTCGTGGTAGATTTCTTTCATTCTTTCTAGTATTTGATCTTTGTTCATAGTCTCTACTTTGTTAACTACTAGTTCGCTACGGTTAATGTATAACCCTGCTGCCTTACCCCTAGCCACTTCTGCACCTACCGCAGCAGACCACGCACCATTACGCATAGCCCCTTCTCTTATATCTTTAAGGTCAGTGAGGTGGGTAGATAAATCTAAACTTACTTTTTTAGCAGCAGAGTTCTGTAGAGCCTGTATTTTTTCTTGTACCAAAGGGTTTTCCTCACTAGCTAAAACATAACCAGCTTTAGTTGCATTCTTTTCACTATACCCAGCAGCAATAGCAGCATCTTTTTTAGACATGCCTTTAGCTACATTTTGTGCAAATTTCTGTTGCTTAGGGGTGAGCTTTTTCTTGGTCATTGAGTTTTTTAAATGAAAGAATTAATTTAATATAGTGGTCTCTTCTAGCTTCCCATTCTTCTATAGATTCTTCTAATCTAAACATGAACAGCAATTCCATAGGAATTGCGTATACATGTGGTAGCCATAACTCTGCTAAATCTTTTTTTATCATACATCATATTATAACTTAGTTGATAGCGTGTAGTTTACTGGCATCGTAATCATACACAGACAATTTACTGTATAAATCCATTGGACAATCTAGTACAGCTTTCATAACTAAGCCGAGTTCATTGTATGGACCTATAATTTCAATTCTCATGTGAGGCTCAGTGTATTTACCTTCTGCATGCTCGTGTATAATTAGAGGATAAACAGGGTACTTAACGTCTCTAGGGTCATAGCCGTATGCACGCACAGACTCGTAAAATTTACCCATGTTTAAAGTTCTATTGAAGTTTAATTGTATGGCTTTTGCGTTAGCTTGTTCTAAGTCCTTAGCAGTCATTATTTTTATTTCTGAGTGAGGTGCGTTAGTCATTATTCTACCCTCCATACTCTAAGTACTCTAATATTATCTTCTACGGTGTTCCTACTGATAAATGCTTTACCGTTACGTTTACCATAAGCACTAGCAGCAACTCTAAAACGAGTAACCTCTAGTTCATTATCTTCGTAAGGAATAGCTGAACTATCGCCGACTTCGTACTCATGAAATCTCCACTTTCCTTTATACTCTGGGTAAGGTATCTCAATGCCTTGCTCTATCTCGCTCATTTATAATTCCTCCTTCATCTTTGTAGTACCAACTTTTCATAGTCATTTCTGATATTGAAATAAATTCAGGGTTAAATTTTTCTTCAATTAATATGCACTCAGCAATAATGTCTTTTTCTTGTGCGACTGTTATTGATTGAATATCCCCACCATGGTTTCCGTGAGAAATAGTATACATTACACTTTCTTTTACTTCCATTTATATCTCCTATTTATATAGTATATATAATAATACTGATCTTATACAAAGTATACTAAAATCTAAAAATGTATTAAAGGCTCTGACGCTTTTCTTATTTTAGGGTAGGGGTTAGGTAGGGTTATTTAAATCAAGGGCTTAAAAGCGGTCACAAGGCGTCTATATAGTAACTTCAGTATAAAAAGGTATTTTACTAACGGTGACAAATTGGTACTTACTTGTACCTGTTTTACTCTTTAAAGACTTTATAACTGCCCTAGCTACTTGGTCTTTATGAACAGCTAACCAGTCAAAAAGTTCTTCATTTTTTAATGCTGAAGGATTATTGCGGTCTAGTTTTAGAACAACACGAGAAGGTGTATGATCAACTTCATTAGGATTGTGATAAACCATTTCCCAAATCACTTCATAGTTAGAGCTCATATTTTCTTTATGTATCCTAGTTTAATATCGTACTTAATATCATTAAGAGTAAGTATACCTTTATCTAAAACGTCTTGAATAGTTTTGATTTTTTCGTATTGTTTCATACGTTCTTTATTCTTAGCTGACATAGGAATTTTATCGGTGCGTAATAATTCTTGACTAGTGTCGTAAGGGTCACGAGCACTAACTTCTTTACAGTAGTTATTCGGTTTTGGTATTTCTTTGTTTGTTTGATATGATCGTTTCAAGTCTATCTCCTCTGGTTTAATTGCTAATGAGTACAGTAGATTCCACAATTTAATCTGACTGTCTTTTTCGTTTTTAAATTCTTTAAGTTTACGTTTAGAAAATTTGTTGTATACTTCTAATGCTTTCGTGATTGGTATAATCGTGTTTTTACTCGACATAAAAGCAGGGTCACCAATACGTTGATAACCCTGCTGGATCGTATGCAAATTATGCATTTCAGTTTTCACTACCCTTGAATACTCAGGGGCAGTGAAACATAGAAACTCTATAGAGTTATGCTGCTTTCGCATACTCTATAGCTCTAGTCATAGCTCTAGTTTTTAAACTAGCCCTACCACCAAACCAAGCGTTATGCATTGCTGCGTCACGGTCATGACCCCACTTATGGTCCACGACAAAGGTAACAGCATTCATAGCACCCCACCAAGTACCCTTACTTGATTTTAGGTTAGCCCCAGGTTGCTGTTCTAACGCCTCATACACTTTACTAGGAGCACTTTGAAATTCATCGACCATAGTTTGTCGTAGAGCTATCTGCTCAGAGCTTTTAGCATTCTCTAGTATTTTCTGCTGCATAGCTAATTTAGGTTGCATTAAGTCGGCTATATAACTGACCACGCTACTTTCGTCGTATTGGCGACTACATAGAAACTCTGCTGCTTCTTTATATTCTTTCATACGGTCACTAGCTAGTCCTAACGCTTTTTCTGCAGTTAATATTAACTCAGCGTCAAATACTTTGGTGTGTGGCATTCTAAAATGTGGCTGACTTTTATCAGCTAATGCCATACTCAACGTATTATTACATACTACCCTTATAGGCGTAAACCTAATTTCGTTAGCTTTACCCCACTCGTGACTAACAGACACAAGCAAGTTACCTAGTACCCTATCATCTCCAGGTAGCGTGAAACTTTCATCAATTTCAGCTAACCCCCAGATTTGCCTACCGCCTTTTAATGACCCTGCCGTTGACATAGCCATTTTACCAGCGTCGGTAAACTTTTTGAAA